CACCCATACCTAATAATCTTTGCATACCTATTTTAAACAAAGGTCTAACTGTTTCGCCTTTGTCATTTTTCATGGTTGTAAATATCTCATCAAGACCACGTTTTACAATGTTTGTACTTGTTCTGATTATTTCTGCAGGAAACGATACAAAGTTACCAACAGGGAATCTTCGTAGCCCTTTGATAAAAGAGCCTACATAATCATAGTTAGGTATGTTGTTTCTTACGATACTAGCTGCTTCTTCCTCTAACTGATCCGCGGTCCTCGTAATACCTTTAGCGGCATATGCTTTGCCTAACCTAGCTTTTTCACCTGCCCAAGATACGATCTTCCAGAAGTCATCCTCAGCTGTGTAGAGATCTTGTGATACCTGTTTTAATTTAGATAATGGTTTTAATAATCCTCTTAATGCTTTATCTGATGTAACTGTTGCACCAAAATCTATATCCTCTAACAATCCTCGTAGATCTCCTAGTCTTACATTAGAATTTACAACTCCTAATTTTAAAAGTTTTCTATAAAAATCATTTTGTTTTCTTGTGCCTTTTAATCCTGTTTGTAGTGCTTGATATGCATCTTTAATTGCAGTTGGTGATGGTATGATACCATTTGCTGTTGCAAATGCACCTGCAGATACAAAGTTTCTTGCGTGTGTCACTGGTGATAAAATTGTTTTAGCGATCTGTGATGTTGCTTTTGGATATAATAATAATCCTTCATAGATCTGTGCTCCTGTGCCTTTCTTTTTGTATGCATTGTTTGTTTCCTCTAACGCATCTGCTACCTCATCGATTGCAAACTTACCATTGATAGGATTTGTGATACCAGCCTCTAATGCTTTGTTTGGATCTACATTTATCTTTCTAATATTTGGACCCAAAGCAGCAAATGCCTCTGCTTCATCATCATAGAACATACCACGTTTACCTGCAGCTTTGTCAGCATCAGATTGTTTAACCAAATCATCAAAAAATTCATTACGCCTTGTAACTAAAGATAATCTGCTTGTACCTGCAAGTATAGTCTGCATAGGATTTTTTTGTTCTCCTAATAATTCTTTGATAACTTTCTGTGCATTCGCTGGTAGGTTCACTAAGTTAGCATAACCCTTTGATGTAACCGCATCATCTAAAACAGTTTTACCTACAAAAAAATCTGGTATTTGAAACACAACATCAGATGGTTTGTCCATCTTAAATCCTTTTGGGAGCTGTGCTGTCTTAACTAATCTATTTACATAATACTCTGCTTGTTGTGCTGTAATTGGTTTACCGTTCTGTCTTGCAACATCTCTAAATAAAGTTACTGCTTTTTGCACGGCTTCGTCCGTAGGTCTATAACTTAAAAAAGGCATTATAGATCTATTAGAAAATATATCGTATGTAGAACCTAGATAGTCTTGAAATTTTTTACCAAACAATTGTTTAAATTCTTTAAATGCTGTCTTATCTCTTGCAATCTTACCACCCAATGCACTAAACATATCGCCCCAACCAGTTCTAATAGAATCTAGATTATTATAGATTGCTGTTCTTACCTGCGGTTTAGCCTGTGCTTTGTCTAATAATTCATCAACAATTTTTTTCTTTGCTGTATCTATCTCACCAAACACAACTCTACCTGTCCTCTCACTAACTTTAGGTGTGCCAGATAACATAGCCTCATTCAAAGCTCTTAATAAATTGTTTCTGTCTTTTGCAAGTAATTTATTTGTAACTGTTTTGTATGCAGGAAAGATAGCGTCTATATTTTTGTCTAACTCTCTTGAGACCTGTTGTGCAAAGTTTACATCAGCTGATCTTGCACCAACCTGTCCTCTTTCTATATCAAAAAATTCTTGAGTCTTACCACCTCTTGCTCTAAATTTAGATGCAAGTTTATCATAAAATCTATCTAGTTTAGAGTTAGAGAATCTCATATCTTTACCTCTTTTAGATAATGCTTTTAATGTAGAACCCACACCACCAATCAATCCTGTAAATAGTGCACCCTCTGTACCAAACTTAACTCTGTTAATTAATTCTCTTTCTGGATCGTACTCATCATCTCTTTCTAATTCTGTAGGTCCACCTAATAAATCACCGAATGTACCTGCTTCTTCTACATCACCAACAAATACACCTTCAGCCAAACCTCCAGATGTTGCTCCAGCAATAAATTTTGCAGTCTTGCCTTTTCTATTTAGTTGATCTGCTGTATTTGCAGCGTTACGTAAAGCTTTACCATCTGCACCTGTTACTTTAAAATAGTTACCAGCTTTTTTTGCCTGTACTGCCTTACCTGCCAGACTTGTCCCTGCCTTGAATGCAACACCACCTGGTAGACCAACGTTTGTTAATAATCTTGTAATCTTACCTGCAGCTGTAGCTTCTGCCATTTCATCTAGATTTGTAAGATCATCAAAATATTTTTCTATTTCTGCTGCTTTATTAGTATCATTTGTTAAATCATAGATACTTGCACCTAGTGAAAATAAACCTTTTGGTATGTCTATTAAACCAGATCCTATACCTGCAAAGATAGAAGCAATCGTGCTTACATCGTTGTTTTCTTCTGGTGCGATTGTTTCTACTTCACTCTGAGCAGCTATTAATTCATTATATGACTTTGCCATAGCGGCTCCTTCCTATTAAAGTTTTTGTAGACGAGATACTCCATCTTCTACTATGATAAGAGCTGAGGCATCATTTAAAATATAAGTTCCATCTTCTTTAGGTTGAGTGTCTCCAGATATTACACCTTTAAAGCTTGTAGGATAATATAAATTCATCATTCCTATAATTATACTTGGACTTGGTCTTTGTAATCCTGCGTCATCACTTTGAAGTTTTTTAATTGCTTCTTCTAAAGAAGGTTCAAATCCTGTTTTTTTCAAAGCTATTTTTCTAGACGCGCTTCCTTCTGGAAGCTCTTTTAAAAGGTCTATGTCTTTTTCTAAAGCTCCTCTAGTTCCTAACTTTAATTTGGCTTGTGCACTTAATTTTTTATCATAAAGTTTTTCTGCTCTGTCTGCTTTAAATTCTTCTAGTGCTGCAACTCTCTTGATATCTGGTGCTTTACTTTTAACAGCTGCTGCGTCTGCTATCGCACCAAAACCTTTACCTTCAAAGAATGCTTTTGATGCTGCAGCTAATGCATCTGCTGCATACTCTTGTCTAGCTCTGTCTAATCCTAAAGCTTTTTCAAGATCAGTCATAGTTACTTCTGGTTCGTCATCATCAGGTTTAGGTGTTTTAACTTCTTTTGGTGAGTTGTCTATTTCTTCTGGATTAAGATTTGTTGTTTCTAATCCTACTTCTACATCTGCAAAAGATTTATCTTTCAATGATTCTGGTATGAATCCTTCATCTGCACTCGCTATTATATTAGCTGCTGGCATTTCATCTGATACTTGTGGAAACTCTTCATATAAAGGTGTGTCTATGAATTTTGGTTTTCTTGCTGTGCCTATATTCATTCTAGGATTAAAAAATGGATTTATATTTGTAATACCTAAATCTTGTGGACCTCTTATTCTTGCTTTTCTTAAAAACTCACCACCGCTTGTTGTGCCTCCATTAAATAAACCAACTCTACCACCATTTTCATAACCTAGTCCTGATGTAATCCCCGTGCCGCGGCTATCTACTTTACCGCCTCTGAACATCGGTCTTCTTAAAATTCTACTCATTAGCCAAATATTCCTAGTTTAGAACCGATACTAGCAAGACCAGTTCCAACACCTAATGCAGTTTGTAACGGACTGACTGGTGGTGCTGGTGGTTGATATCCGACTGTTTGAGTCGGGAATGCACCAGGTTGTACCTGTGCAAGTTGTTGACCAACTAAACCTAATCTAGTGAATGGTTCGAATTGTGCTTCTCTTGCTGCCGCTGCTGCTGCATCTAGAAGTGCTTGTTGTTGTGCTTGACCAGCTTGACCTAATTGTGTTTGGTAAGTACCTAAACCTTGTCTTGCAGCTAAATCTTGTGCTGCCGCTGCTTGTGCTTGTTGAAATCCTTGTGCTAATAGTTGTGCTTGTAATCCTGCTCTACTTTGTGCTGCTCCTCTTGCTGCTTCTGCTGCAAGTACACCTTCTCTACCACCACCAAAAGCTCCAGCTTGTATGGCTCTGTCTCTTCTAGCCGTATCTGCAATTGCTTGTTGTCTATCAAATTCTGCTAAAGTTGTATCAATTACCTCTTGTTGATAAGGTGACATAAATGATTTGTATGCATCTGGTCCTACTAATGAATCTAATCCTGCTGCTGCAGTTCTTGCATCTTGTTGTAGTTGTGATTCATCAGCAATTGTTGGTGCGTAAGCAGATGTATCAATCGGTTTACCTACTAAAGGGTCTACTGCTTTTAAAAAATTAGTTAGTGATGCTTCTAATACCGGTGCTGGTCGTGTTATCGTAGTTGTTTCAGCCATTATGCTCTTGCCTCTAATCTGTTCATTGTTTCATACATTCTCTTTGCACCCTTATTAATATTTCCACCACCTGCTGCTCTTACAGCATCGGCTGTCATTACAAATTCGTTTTTGCTTAATCTTGCAGGGACATCGTCCGCTCTCTCTTTTTTACCTATTGGCACGAATCCACCACCTCGTAGATCCATTTCTTTACCTTCTAAGTCTAACATACCTCCGTCTTTTAATCCAGTAATTCCTCCATCTTTCATATTTTGTGCGGGATTAAATTGAAGTTGATCTTGTATTCGTAAAAGACCATTTAACGGTTGGAATGCAGGTTGTATACCATATGAAGGTTGTATTGCCATAAGACCACCTAATCGTCCTTCTTCATTTCCTAACCTACCTCTTATATTTGTTAATTTATTTTCAGCCATATTTACTCCTTGTTCTAATTGATTGAGTCTAGGAAAAATAGGTTGTGGTAAGGTAGGAGCAAAAGCAGGTCGTCCTAAAAACATAGGAGCATTTTGCTCTGCTAGTGGTTGTGTTATTTGTTCAAATACACTCATACCACCTTCTCTAAGACCTACTCGACCTCCATCTTTTAATCCTAACAAGGCTAGTGTCTCTGTAATTACATCTTCAGAGTGGTTTCCTGCTGTCATTGCTGAAATAATCGCTGTTCTTCTAGCATCATCAGAGGCTGTCTGTGCTTCTCCTGTCACTCTTTCATATTCTGCTAATTCATCTTCATATTCTTTTAAGGCTCTTCTAGCTGTAGCCATACCTGCATCTATTGATCCTTGTGTGAATGGAACACTCGCTAATTTAAGTCCTGCTTTACTAAATAAACCATCATCAGCAACACCTGCTTGTAATCCTTCTAAAAATTCAGATCCTTTTGCTAAACCCTCTAAACCAAATTTTTTAAGACCTGTTGCTCCCTCTGCTGCTGTTCCAAATACATCCGCAGAACTTTGTCTTATAACATCATCACCAATGGATTTTGCTCCAGGAACAGCCATCGCTCCTTGGCCCGCTGCTAACAATGCAGATAAACCAGAAAAATCTCCTTCACTGCCCTCTTGAGCTAATTGTGATGTTAAATTTAAACCACCTTGAAGCAATGCACCTCCTATTTGTGGTGCAAATCTACCAGCTTTTATTAAACTTCCTATACCAGAAGCAGCGCTTCCAAAAGCTCCGGGTGCTAAAAATGGAAAAGCTGCAGCCGCAAAAGGTAAAAAAGGTTTTACCTCATTAGGTATAACCTTATCTAATACTTTTGCTATTGGTTTGGTAATTTTTTTAACTAATCTTTTAAGTCCCATAATTCACTAATTTACTTGTTTTTACTACTTCCGTCAATCGCTGATGTTAGTCGCTGCACCCAAAGGTATTGATTCCACAGTGACATGAACATCTCTTCTAATATGCTCAGATTTAGTAGAAGTATTAGGATTTTGCACATCCTGCATAGCTTCAGCATCTGACATATACTCTTGACCTGTTTCTGTGTTTGTTAATGTTACTTCTGTTTTAGGTGTAATAACCGGAACTCTTTTACCGTCTATTATTTCATACCTTACAGAAGCCTCTGTTTCTATAAATGGCATTATCTATCCTCTCTATTTATTTCTAGTATAGATGCAACAACATCTACATTACCACTAGTTGCTTGCACTTTTAATACTTCACTTTCTTCCATAATTAAAGGCTCTGTCAACACTTGTTCTTTTAAACCAGCGGTTAAACTGACATCATTATCAATTACGAAAGCTGTGCCTGCTGCGTTAGTTAAAGTTACTTTTACAACTGCTGAACCTGCTGCATCCTCTGCTACGTTTATAGATTTAACAATAGCTCTAGAGTTAGAAGGCACAGTGTATAAAGTTGTAAGATCTGTATTTGTTAAACTTACTTTATCATTTTTATATATATTTGCCATTTTATCCTAATCCAAAAAATGTGTATCTTTCAGAATCTTCTTTTAATTGTGTTAAATAAGTTGCGTTTAATTGTTCTACCACCGTAGAGATAGCTCTGTTAATTTGTCTTTGGTTATCCTCGGTATATTCTTTTTTAGGTTCTGGTAATCTTACTACTATCTTTGTCATTATCTTCTACCATCTGGTTGTATGTCTACTTGAAAGGTACCGAATCTCCACGATTCACCCGATCCGGTATTTTCTATTTTAATACTGGCGTATCTCCCTCTTGCTCTTGTATCTACTTTATTAGTAGACGATGTAATTGTAAAGGGACTTAATGGAGAATCTGTTCTAGTTTCAGCTGGAAAATCGCTTATACCAATAGTTACTTTATTATTTCCTGTTAAAACTTTAAAGTTAGGTAAGAATCTTCTCATAGCTAAAAAGATTTCACTTTGATCTTTTTGTAGAGAAAAACTAAATGATTGCACAAAAGAGGTTAAAGTTGTTGTACTACCATCAGGATTAATTTGATCTGTTCCAATCTCATGTTCAAATAATACACTTCGACCTAATCCTGTCTCACCTACTACAGCTGGAAAAGTTCCTGTAGCTGAACTATTATAAGCTGTTGCGTAAGGTTTAGGATAAGTTAAAGAATCAATCCAAGTTGTTCTGATTGAATTAGTATTTGTTCCGCCATACCAATTACCCATAGGTAATCTAGCATTGTCTTGTCCATAATTATAAACCACATACCTATCATTAAAATCAGAACCTGATGTTGGATACCACCATGTTACTTCTGTAAATAAATTATTAATGCCCGCATTTATTTGTTGACCTTTTGTAGTATCAATATTGTCATAGACATCATCTTCTAAAGAACAAGGTAATGTATTGACCGTACCATCAAATGAGAAGAAACCATTGTTACCCATCCAATATGCGACACCATCTATTTCAATAGCTGCGTTTTGTCCAATTAAACCACAATTCGTACCCACTTGTTCAAAACCAAACGTGAATGGTGCACCTACAAACTTCATTGTATAAAGTGCATTATCAGTCCAAACTAGAATATTTTCTTTTGCAACTAATGCACCCATAATTTTTGTGCCATCTTGTAATCTTTGTGTACCTGCTGTGTTTGTAGCTTCAACTGTATATTCATTAATACTTTCATCTGCAGAAAATCTTATAAACATATCGTCTTGTGTTCCTGTATTTCCAATAGTTGTTTCAGTTCCAAAATGAATTAAGTGTCTTGTTGTTGGAGAAACTAAAGTTGATCTTGTTGCTGTAGGGTTATTGTTAGTTGCAAATCCTGATGTTGTTGTTGATGCTCTTGTTGTAAGTCTAGCTGCGATCCCTGCATTCCAAGTAAATGTTTTACCATTTAATACAGTTGCAATAAGAACTTCACCAAAATTACTTAAAGACCAAAGTCCAGGTTCTAATATAACCGTAGATGCTTCTACTGCACTTCCAAAGCCTGTAAAATCTGTTGCGTTAGTTACCGTCGCACCATCACTGTGGGCTTGGCCATTTGATGTGCCTGCAGTCGCTGTGCCTAAAGCACCTCTAGTAATACCTGTTAACTCATTACCCGCAACACCTGTGTAGGTTATTAATTCATTACCAACTGCTATTGTGCCTGTTGGACTTGGAAAACCTGTTGTTGATGTTAATCTAATTTGTGTGGCCGATCCATTGTTACCTTGTGTATCCGCGCTCAACGCTCCGTCTAAATCATTTTGTAAAGCACCTGTAATTGTACCGCCATAGTTTCCAATACCAAATCCATAACCATAAGATTGTGCAGCTGGGCCAACAGGTTCATAAGGTTTTAAAGTTATACTACCACCAGCAGATACTGTGCCGGTTGCAGCTGATCCCATCGTAATTGTAAAAGTTGTTGGACTTGGAACACTAATAACTTGAAAATTTTTATCTTCAAAGTCTGATGCTGAGAATCCTGTACCGCTTGGTAAAGTAACACTATCAAATAAAACTATATCACCTACATTTATATTATGTGCAGCTGAAGTTGTTATTGTAACTGTTGTTGTAGAGTTTGTCGAAAGTGTTGCACCAGTAATGTCAGCTTTCAAAGGCGTAACATCAAAAAGTTGTCCTTCAAAATATACAAGTAAAAATTTATCTGTACCAATAGCCACATATCTGTTTCCCTCTTTATCTACGAAAGGTAACATTTTTCTAGCCACACCAACTATTGTATCTGTTAATAGAGATTGCCAACCACCAACTTTTTCTGGTAGGCCATATCTAAATCTTACATTATCA